ATTTAAAAAGGCGAGAAGCTAAAGCATTCGAGATAGCCATGTATTGGCATGACATACTTGACGATGTGTATGAGTTTTTTCTGCCTAATAGAAACTTGTTCGACAATAATCGTCAGGGTCAAAAAAAGATGGAAAGAATCTTTGACTCGACTGCTCTCGAGGCAATACAACAAGGCGCTAGTAAGCTTCAAGAAAATATTGCTCCTATATGGACAAGGTGGGCAACATTTGCTCCGTCGGATCAAGTCTTAAAAATGTTAGAAGAAGGAGACTATGGAGTATCTGAAGAAGAAATTAGAGCCAATCTGGAAAAACAAGCAATCACAATTTTTGATTACATCAATCGCAGTAATTTCGCTACTCAGTTTTTTGAACACGCTTTGGATTTACTGGTTGGCACAGGCACTTTACGAGTAGATGAAGAAGACAATGACAATATGCCTGTTATTTTTAATGCTATTCCACAGAAAGGTATAGCATTTGAAGAAGGGCCATTTGGCACAATCGAAACACATTGGCGCAAATTTACTGTTAAAGCGCGTAATTTAGAAAGGCATTGGATTGGCTTTCAACCATCTGAAGCTATTGCAGAAAGAATTAAAAATGCGCCAGATTCTGATGTAGAACTTAGTGAAGGTGTTGTATATATGCCTATAGCTAAGACATATTACGGTTGTGTATGGGTTAAAAACGAAGACCGTATAAGCTGGATGCAAGATTATGGCCCATCTAGTCCTTGGGTTACTGGAAGATACTCTAAAGTCTCAGGTGAGATTAGGGGTAGAGGGCCAGCATTACAGGCATTGCCTGATGTGCGATCTTTAAACAAAGCGAAAGAGTTTGTTTTGCAAAAAGCGGCTATTGATCTAGCGGGAATGTATACAGCTACGGATGATGGGGTTACAAATCCCTACAATATAAGCATAAGCCCAGGAATTGTTATTCCAGTTGGTTCTAATAACTCGTCTAATCCTAGTATTCAACGGTTAGATACAGGAAGCAATCTTTCATTAGCGCAATTTGAAATTATTGAGCTACAAAATGCTATTAAACGTGCGTTGTTCAACGATTTGCGTGATCCTACTGGCCCTGTGCGCTCTGCAACTGAAGTAGCATTAGAGTCAAGAGAATTAGCTAAAAGGATTGGTAGTGCATTTGGTAGATTACAGACTGAAGTATTAATTCCAATCATTAAAAGAGTTGCATATATTCTTACAAGGCGTGGATTAATTACTCCAATACAGTTAGATGGTCGTGACATTGATATTAAATTTCTTTCTCCATTAGCTAGAGCGCAAGATGGCGAGGATTTAATGAGTGTCCAACAAGCTGTTGCATTTGTTTTGCAAACTGCTGGGCCAGATCAAGCTAAAATTGCTTTTAAATTAGAAGAATTTGGTTCTTGGGCTGGAGTTAAAACAGGTATGCCAGCGGAATTAATGAGAAACGCTCAAGAAAAAGCCGCTGTTATACAAGCTGGTGCAGAAGCTGTAAAAGCTGGATTGCCTACTTCATCGCCGCCTGTGCAAATGCAATGAGTTGGGACGAAATAGATAAAGCGGCAGTTAATACTAAAGCCGCTAAAGAACATAATGCAGGGAAAAAAGCTAAATCTGCTGCATTAGCTAAAGCATATAACAGGTGTTTTGGTGATGATAATGGCAAAAAGGTAATTGAAGATTTGCATCAACGATTTATTTATAACAATGACACATCATTTAATTCATCTAATCCAAATTATGAAGCTGCTTATCATAATGGTGAAGCTGGCGTAATTAAATTCATTATTAATCAAATAAACCAAGCCGAAATTTTATGACTAAAGAAATTAAAAAACGTGCTGTAAAAGTTACGCCAAAAATTCTCGTGCCTGATAGTGCCAAAAAGTTTTTAAAAGAATCTGGATTTGAAATGTCATGGTTAGAAGATTTGGCTAAAGAATATAAGTTTGATCAATTTGATTATGTTCAAAAGTTTTGTGCATTTAGATGCAACAAAAATGGCAAGCATATTGAATGGATTGATATTAATACACTGGCTTTGTTAAACGGTAAAAAAAAGTTACTTGAAATAAAGACAAAACATCAACCGTTAGGAAAAAGACGAAAAATTATTAATTTACCTTGGGAGTAAACAATGGAAGAAGAACAGACCGCGACTGAGCAAACTAGCGATACTCTGTTAGACCAAGCAGAACCAACTTTAGGTGAAGGAGAATTTTTTCTTTCTGATGGTATTAAAGGTAATGGAGATATGCCAGATTGGTATAACTCTAATAAATACAAAAGCATATCCGAACAAGCTAAAGCATATTCTGATTTAGAAAAAAAGTTTGGCGGCTTTACTGGTGCGCCTAAAGACGGCTATGAATCTCCAGAAGGTATTGAATCAGACGATGCTTTATTGTCAGAGTTAAATGAATTTGCCGCAAAAACTAATATGAGTCAAGACGCATATAATGATGCGTGGCAATTATTGTCTGCACAAGATCAAGCCGTAAATGCAGTAAATCAAGAAGACGAATTAGCCAAGTTAGGTGATAACGCTCACACTAGAATAAAGACTGTTGAAGGGTTTATGAAAAACAATCTTAGCCCAGAAGTATATGAAGAAGCGCGAGAGCTAGTAACAGACGCTAATTCTATTAAATTAGTAGAAATGTTAGTTAAAGCTACTTCACCTGTTAAACTTCCTATTGATGGCGGCGAAAGCCCAACAGGAATTACATGGCCCGACATTGAAGTTGAAATGTTTAAAAAGCATGAAAATGGGCAATTGTTAAGAAGCGTTAGCCCTGACCATGAAAATAAAATAAAACGAATGCAACATGAATGGGGAGGCGATAAACCTAACGCAATAACAGTTGGTTGATGTAAGTATATGTTTTAAGTTATAATCGCCCAATCTGGATACCATCTTAGTATGCCCAGTAATTTAGGTTGACTGCTGACCAGATTACTGGGCACTCAGCATATACCTTAAAAAATTGTTTTTAAATTACTCTTTTTTGAGGAAATACACATGAGTAAAACTTTATCCGCTGTTGCGGTTACGGAATTTGACAGCATGGTCAAACACGCCTATCAAGGTAGTGGTCTGCTGAAAAGCACTGTAACACAGCGCAACAATGTAGTAGGCGACACTTACAAGTTTCGTCGTATGGGGAAGGGACTAGCTAATCAAAAGTCTACTTCTGATCTTGTTACTCCTATGGATGTAGCGCACGAATTTCGAACTGCAACTTTGCAAAATTGGAATGCTCCTGAGTATACCGATATGTTCGATGCTCAAGATGTTAACTTCGACGAAAAACAAGAATTAGCAGGAACTATTGCTGATGCTCTTGGCCGTCGTTGCGACCAACTTGTAATTGATGCTATGGATGCTTCTACGCCTTTAACTACCGCTATAGGTACTGGTGTTGGTGGTGCTAACACTAACCTAAATATGGCTAAGATTATTAAAGCGCAAGTTGAATTGCGTGATCAAGGTGTGCCAAACAGTGATTTGTTTGCTGCCGTTAATGCTCTTGGTTTGTCAGGTTTGTTAAATGACACTACGGCTACATCTGTAGATTTTCAAGCAGTAAAAGCACTTGTTTCTGGTGAAATTGACACTTTAGTCGGGTTTAAGTTTGTTATTCTTGAAACTCGTGTTGAAGGTGGATTAACTACTGCCGGACAAGTTGTTGACTCTTGGTTCTACCAACGCCCTGCTGTTGGCCTTGCAATTGGCATTGATATGAAAACCAGTGTTGATTACGTGCCAGAACGAACTTCATTTTTGTGTAACGGAATGCTGAAAGCTGGCTCTGTTGTACGAGATGAAGGTGGTTTGGTTAAAGTTCAATACACTCAGAACGCATAGGAGGCTATCATGGCTTTTGCAAGAGTTGGTTTATGCCGCATAGGTGGCTCTGGAAATGGTGGCAGCACTTGGCAGTATACTTCTACTGACAACAAAGCTGCGCTTGATAATGCCGATTATTTTTTAAAGGCTATCAGCGAGTTAAGTATTGGTGATCTTATTATCTGTAAAGACACTACTAATGCTGCTGCACCAGTTGTACATTTGACGTACATCAAGACACAAACCGCTACAAGTATTACAGCGGCTGGCGGTATAGTAGTAACCGCATAATAATCGGGGGCGCAAGCCCCCTTTTTACTAGGAGAATAAAATGCCAAAAGGTAAAGGTACATACGGAAGTACTAAGGGCCGTCCACCCAAGGTTAAAAAGCCTAAATAAAACGGAGTAATGTATGCGTAAAGGTTTGTATGCGAACATTCATGCCAAACGTAAAGCTGGTAAAAAGATGCGTAAGAAAGGCGCTGCTGGCGCTCCTTCTGATGCTGATTTTAAAAACGCAGCTAAAACATCTAAAAGTATGTTGAGCAAATAAAATCATGGCAGAAAAAATCAAGTTAATATCCAATGCTTTAATATTAATTGGTGATCTGCCAGTTACATCTCTAAGCGGCAACACCCGCGCAGAAACAGTAGCTAACAATCTATATGACAATATTGTTGAAGCAGAGCTATCTAAATTTAGATGGGGGTTTGCTAGGCGTAAAGCTCAGTTAGGTTTAACTACTGAAATTCCTGTAGGCAATGAGTTTCAAAATATTTATCAATTGCCTACTGATATGTTAGCTTTAATTAAAGTTGACCCTGCTATCAATTATCAAATTCTTGGTGATAAGTTATACGCTAATACGTCTGGCTCTGTGTACTGTGATTACACGGCTAACGTAGAAGAAGGCGAATGGCCGTCTTACTTTGCAAAAATGATTGAATATGCATTGGCTATGGATTTTGCACCATCTATTCGTGATAGTGCAGCATCTGCTGATGTTAATGCAGCTAAGTATCTTAATGCATCTCGTATGGCTCGTTATACAGATTCGCAACAACACCCTACTACGCCTCTTAGGAGCCAGCCATTTATTAGCGTGAGGCAATAATGGCTAACTCTACATTTATGCAGACTAACTTTGTTAGTGGTGAATTATCGCCGCTATTAAAAGGTCGTACAGATTTAGAGCAGTATTATGCTGGTTGTGAAACTGCTGAAAATGTACTAATTGTTCCGCAAGGTGGTTTAAAAAGACGCGCTGGTACAGAGTTTATTGATGAGCCAACAAAACAATTACAAAGAGTAGCAACTACTTATATTACGGAAACTATGCCTAATGGTGGAACTGCTGCAAATTTAAATGATGGTGATAGGGCAACATTTGGAACTACAACAACATCTATAGGAACTACCGCAAATTATATAGTTGCTCATTATGATGTATTAGCAAGTTATGCTGCAAGATTAGATTTTATAAATATTTATGATATTCGATTTACAATTAATAATTCTAATTTTGATACGTTTACTGTTCAAGTATCTGCTAACAATGCTACATGGACACCTATTGGAAGTATGTCTGTTACCGGTGAATTAACTTCTTATCAATTTAAAATTCCTGATAATCTTGTTGCTTCTTACGTTAGAATAATTCGTTTAGGTACAAAAAATTTAACAACACAAAAAATTCAATTAAGTGAATTAAATGTTTTACTTGAAGATATTGGTGGGCCAACGTCTTTTGGCAATCCAATTCCGTCTGAAGTAAAAACATTTGAATTTAGTATAGCTACAGATAGGCATTATCTTTGTGTTGCTACCGGTGGTGTTGGAAATGTAGGTGTTAATTCTATTGGCAGTATGGCTTTTTATCGCATACCTCATGTTGGTTCAACAGTAACTACTTTTGTTGGCAATGTTCCTTTGCCTTTTTCATCAATTTCAATACCTAATTTGCGTGCAGCACAAACTGAAAACGTAATGCTTTTATTTCATCCAGAATATCCATCTAAAAGAATAATTAATACATTTATTAATAGTGTTGATTCTTTTTTTATTGATAATATTCCTTATTCTAATATTCCTCAATTTGATTACAATGATATTGAAAGTCCAATACCTGCTAATGATGTGCAAAGAGTTACATTTTCAAGTGGATTTAAATCTGGCGATACATATCAAATCGATGTAGAAGGAGTATTAAGCAAAAATATTACATATGTTGGCGCTGGAAATTCTAATCAACAAAATTCTACTATTTTTAATTTACAAAAAAACTTGCAAGAAATGCCTGTATTTGGCGAAACAGGTGTAGAAGTTATTTTTGTTTCAGGAAATACTTATGACATAACTATTTCTGGAGAATCGACTAAAGATTTTGAATTATTTTCTGGCTTTCCTACGGCTGGAACTGCCTCTAACCAAGTATCATTTGTAAAAACAGCAAATGGTTCACCAAGAAAAGAAGATGTTTGGAGTGACGCAAGAGGCTACCCTAAGATGGGCGCTTTTCATGACGGACGATTATGGTTAGGCGGCACAAAGTCTAAACAGCAAAGTTTATTTGCGTCTAAATCTGGAGCATTTTTTGATTTTTTCTTTGAAGAAGGTGACGATGATGAGGGAATGTTTCTTACAATAACATCTAGGACATTAACAACTATTTTAGATATTAATTCAGATCGTGGTTTGCAAGTATTTACTGCCGGTTCTGAGTTTTTAGTTAAAGGCGGCACTCCTACAACAATTGAAATTGTTTCTCAAACACAACACGGATCATCTAATCTAGATGCTCAATCAATTGATGGCGCTACATTATTTGTAGATCAAAACGGTAAATCAATTAGACAGTTTGTATTTAGTTTTAATGAAGACGCTTACACATCTAATGACATTTCTGTTTTGTCTTCTCATCTTATTAAACAGCCAATAGATTTAGCTGTATTAACAGGGACTACTTCAGAAGATGCTAATTGGGTATTTATTATTAATACTGACGGCACTGCATCTATTTTAAACACTGTTCGCTCACAAGACATAAATGGTTTTACGCAATTTATTAGTGCTGATTCTGGGCAATTAAATAGTGGAGCATCTATTCCGAAAGAAGTATTTTCTGCGTCAGTTGTTAATAATGATTTATTTTTAATAAATAGATATAGAGCTACTACTGGTACGCCTTATACATATAGTATTGAAAAATGGGATTTTAATAGATTATTAGATGCATCTATTGTTTTAGGAAATGTATCTGCTACAAATGTATCTCTTGGCACTTCGCATTTTAATAATGCTATTGTAAGTGTAATTGGTAGTGGTAATAACTTAAATAAAAGAAGTGTCTCTAACACTGGAACTATTACATTAACTTCAGATGAATTGTCAGGTGGGCCATTAAATTTAGAAGTTGGTTTAAATTTCCCTGTTACTGTTAAACCTATGCCTCTTAATACTAATATGGGCAAAGGACAAAACGCTATGAAACAGAAAAAAATAACAAATATGAATTTGCGTTTTTATGAAAGTGCTGGCATTTACATTGATGGTAATCCATCTCCCGTTAGACAATTAACAACATTTAATAATACTTTTGCATTTTTAATAACTAACGGTACGCCTGTAGTTGGCAACTCTTATACTGCAAATGGTGCAATTTATTTAGTTAACAGCTTTGTTGGTGCTATTTTAACTGCAACTCGTACATCTGGGCGAGGTGCATTACCTGCTAATGGAAATTTATTAGGAACACCTAATTTGGTATATGCAAGTGTTGAAGCAACTAATAGCCCATTAGGCACACCATTTGAAATACGCACTGGTATTATTGAAGACAATAACGGCGGTAAAGGTTGGGATATAGATGTTGCACCATTAATTACAGTACCTGATCCAGCGCCATTTCATATACAAGCAATACAGTATGAGGTTGAATCTTCGTGAATTTAACAGTTCAAGACAATATTTATAAATTTCAGCAATTAATGCAGACCGTTGAAAATGTAGACTTGGCTGTTCAGCATCATTTTTCTAAAGGTTTATATGCTAGAGAATTATTTATACCAAAAGGAGTTTGTTTAGTTGGGGCGCTACACAAGACTAGGCATATGTTTATGGTTGTTACTGGTACTTGTCGAGTATCTAGCCAGTTTGGTAACGAAGAAATAACAGGGCCGTTTCTTGGTGAAACACAGATAGGCACTAAAAGAGTAATATACGCAGAAACAGATTGTGTCTGGGTGACTTATCATCCAACAGATTTAACTGACATAGCAGAAATAGAAAATGCTTTGTTAGTACCGGAGGAAAATTAGATGAGTTACATAATAACAGCAATAGTTATCTCTGGTGTAGGAACAGCAGTTAGTGCCTATGGTCAAAGGCAAGCTGGCAAAGCGCAAGAAGATCAATTAAAAGAACAAGCAAGACAATCTAAAATTGCTGCTGATGGCGAAGAATTAAAAAGACGAGAAGAATTAAATAGGATATTAGCTGCTAATAATGCTTCATTAGCTGCTGATGGAATAGCAACAGAAGGTACACCATCAAGCATAGCGTTGTCTTCTTCTGAAGATATAAGTCTTAGTGAAGGGATGATAGCTTTAAGTGGAAGATTAGAGCGTAGCCAAAAATTAAGGCAAGGAGCTATGGCTGCTAAAATGGGTAGAACTGCTGCATTTAGCACTTTATTGCAAGGTGGCGCGTCAATTGCTGGTGCTGCTGCTGGTGGCGGCGGGAGTAGTGGTGGCGGCGGGAGTAGTGGTGGCGGCGGGAGTAGTGGTGGCGGTAAAGGTGTTGGAAGTTTAAGCACACTAAAAGCGCGTGGCGGCATTTTAAATATTTAAGTAGGAATAATTAATGGCACAAAAACCTATAGGCTACTACGGAACATTTACTCCTACTGGAGTAGATCCTACTGTGGCTAGAAGAATGGAGCAACTTGCCGGTGTAGGTGAGCAAGTAGCTGGTTTAGCTGTGGGTTTTGGTAAAGCAAAAGCAGCAGCAGATGCGCCAGAGCAAGCATTAGCAGACGTTGCTAAAGCCAGAGAAGAAGGAACAGAAGTAAAAAAGAAAAGCCCATTTGCTTGGGGTTCAGCACAATATAATCAAACTGTAAAACAAGAAAATGAAAAATATGAGCGACTTGTAATTGCTGCCGATTTGTCAGACCGAGACATATCTGGCAGAAAATCAATATATGATTTATCAATTACATATAAAGATAATCCTCAAGAATTTGCTGAACAAGC